ATGTACCAAGTGCACCTCCTATGGCACCGCCTACAGGCCCACCCAATGCTCCACCTATAACAGTACCTAATCCAGCCGTAAAAGTTGGGTCTCTAAATGTATTAATAGTACCTTCTCTAATACCTTCTGATACACTATCTTCATAATCTGCTTGTGAAAAGTTCTTTACGGCACTTCCAACAGATAATGTACCACCTACTGCCATAGTAGCGTAAGCGGCAGGATTTCCAGAAGAAGCACTTCCTGTTAATAGGTTACCCTCATAACCACCACCGGAACCACCGGAACCACCTGAACCCTTACCAAACAAATTACCTAAACTATTTGTAAAATTGCCGCTGGTAAGGCCTGTGAGTAATAAATCTACAGCATTATCGACAATATTCTTTATTTCGCTAAAACCTTCACCCATCCAAAACGCACCGTCGGGTATATCCTGATATTTGGATGCTAATTCTTGCATAAGCGATATGTTTGTTTTTTCTAATTTTGTAGTAGCACTTAGGTAGCTCCCTTCTTCTAAACCTTTAGCAACAGATTTACCAAATTCATCAATAGCGGATTGGTCAAAGGTAGCACCAGAGTATAAAGCACTCGCACTTCCGGTTTTTCTCTGAAAACTTCTTAACTGTTCACCTGTCATACTTATGCCATAGGCATCTTTTATATATGCGGCATTAGTAGCGTCTGCTCCATTTAGTATATTTACCATCTGGTCTGCCAAACCTACAAGAATATCACCTGCTTCACCACTACCAAATTTCTGATACATACCCTCAGTGTCATATATACCAGATTTGTATAAATAATCCAACATCCAAGCATTCTGGTCAGATACCTTACCGTTTAGTACATTTTCCACCTCACCAAATAATGCTGTTGGGTCAGTAATACCCGCTGTAGTCATAGCTTCTAAAGCATTAGCAGTAGAAGCCATAAAGGAACCTACTTCATCGTTAGTTAAATCACCAGTTCCTTGTAATTTAGAAGTCCAGTTCTGAATTTCTTGCCAACCGCCGTTTTCCAACGCAATAGTATTACCATATTGCTGACGTATTTGTTCCTGTATACCAATCATGGCATCAAAACGTTGTGTAGCAAGTTTAGCAGCTTCTGTTTCGTCAACACCTTGGGCAACTAACTCTGAAAATGTAGCATTTATCTGTTTAGCGGATTCTTCATCCAGCTTAGCACTAACTCCAGCTTCAGATAATTTAGCAATACCTACAGCCATTTCTGTAATTAGTGTAGTATCAGAAATACCCATTTCAGTCATAGAAGCAGCAGCTTCGTTTAATTGTGTAACATCAATTGCCTTACCAGCAGCATCGGCAGCTGCCATTAGCTGTTGTTTCATATTATCATATTCGCCAGAAGACATTTTAAGCTGTCTACCCATAGTCTGTTGCAAAGATTCAAACGAGCCGAAAACTTTATCGGCAGCACCTGTTAAATTTGACAGTTCCCTATCAACAGCCTTAGTAAGTGTTTGTTTTATAAATTTAAGTGCTGTGTTTTTAATATTTTCCGATACTGTATTAGCTTTATCTACAGCAGCAGATTGTTTATCTAATAAATCTTCTTCTTCCTGTAAATTAGATAATTCAAATTCGTTTAATTTTATTTGGTCGTCAATTACCTGTCTTTCTTTTTGCAGTTCTGCTATTTGCCGCTCTGTTGCAGAATCAGTACCTTCGAGACCTAACTTTTGTAACGCCACGGTTAAATCGGCTATTTGAGAGTCAATACCTCTAGAACGATTCCGTAACCCTGCTAATGAACTGGTTGCTTCACGACGACCAGCACTTATATCAGCACGACGTCCACTGAGAAATTCCTGCCACTCCTTGTATTCCCTGGAATTTTTAGGATTGAAAAAATTACCTACATTAGTTTTAGCAGTATTCCAAGCAGATTGACGCGGTAAAAAAGCGGATGCTTTCGAACTTAAATTTGTCATATTTTGTAAATGCTCATTTAGGGCTTGTTGCTGTGCTTTTTGATATTCACTACTGCGTTGTACATTATCCGATACTGCTTTTGTAGCTTTCTCTAACTTGTCACTAATTATTGCTAATTCGTCTTTCTTAGTTTTAATAGTCTGTTCCAGTCTACCCGATAATTTATCCCAGCTATTAGCTGTTGCTTTAGCCATTTTAGCTTCCAATGTGTCTATATAAGTTTGCTTTTTTATATGTTCATTTTTTAGTTTGTCTAAATCTGTAAATGTAGAAGAGAATTCTTTATACAAACCATTATTGATTTGACGCATCACCTTATCTGTTGTTTTGTATAAATCATTTTGTTTACGTAGCCATTCTAAATTTTCCTTATAGGCTTTATCCAATTTAGAATTAGAGTTGTTAGACGATTTATCCATCGTTTTAACAGTTTCCGATAAGGTCTTCATTATATCACGAAGCTCTGACATAGTAGTTGCTATAGACGATAACTTTGCTGCGAAGTCAACTTCATTACCTGTGTAACTATTTCTTATTGAATTATTTTCTGCCATATAGTGTTCACCTCGCAATAAGTTTATTTGAAATAATTAATTTATCTAAAACGTTTAGATTTACTCTGTCTTTGTTGCTGTATCTCTTCTAATTTATGTCGTTTTTCGTCCTCTACATCCTGCAACGTCTTTAATAATATGCGTCTATCATTTACAGGTAAGTCATTAGTTTCTGTTAAGGTTACGGCTCCTTTGGAAAGGATACCAATTAAGAGTTGTTCCTTTAATACTTCTTCATATTTTAAAACTGTCAAAGGTTTATCCTTAATCAATATCCGGGGTTCGAAAAAACTCGTCGTTACCACGTATAGCGCAAACTGATATACCATTACAAGGAGCAATTGGATTATTAGCATCTTCACAATCAATAGTCTTAACTCTTTGAACACCGAAACTATTACCGTCATCTATTTTTTGATGATAATAAGAAGAATCTCCACCTATCATATTATCAACATAACGTTGTACCATAATGGAGTCAATATCTTCACCGTTAACCTGCATTATTCTATGCTGCATTTCAAATGTATATGATGCATCACCTATAAATTCTGGATGTTGTGACATAAAGTTTTGTGTTTTATTATCAATATCTATCCTGTCCTGCACTCTAAGAAATCTACAACCTAATGTATCACCAGATATAGGTAATGGACCGATATCATAAGGCTCGGTAAAATCGTCCGGAACAAATTTAAAATCACATTCACGTAAATCCATAGTGTGTATAAATTGTTTACCACATCTTAAACATCTTGCAACAGCTTTATACATAGGTCCATAAGTTAATATTCTTAACTTTACACATATAGCATCAAAATCAAATATAGTAAGGTATTTACTGTCTATCTTATATGTGCCATCAGGTTTTTTATTATCCACTATACATTCGTTAACGATAGCTGACATACTTTCATAATAAGATTGTGAACCTAATCTCATTCTTTCTTCCAATGTTGTCATTGCCCTAAGTGTTATATTAGGGTCAATCGCGCCGTTATACAATTTACCGTTACTCGGTAAGGTAAATTGCTCTGTTATAAGATTTGGTTTTGAAAAAGTATACATATTCAATCCTCCAATAAAATATATGCTTATTCATTTTTACCGATTTGTAGACTCCTATAGAAATCTATATACTATAAAGTGTAATATTTTTTATAAAGTCTTTATATGTAAGTAATAGTTTTTGTAAAAACGTAGAATAAAAAAAATACAGACCTGTATTAATGTACAGGTCTGTATTGATACGAGGTATTGACTATGTATTAGTCTAATGGAATTGCTACGTCTACATTAAATGTAACACTGATTCTTCTAATATCGTTACCGTCATTAGAATAATCGTCAAACGAAATGCTACCTGGCCAAGCACCCTCAAGCTTCCAAGTTTTTACATTCGTACCGTCCGGAGCAAATTCAAGTAAGTAACCTTGCTGTTTATAGATACTTGCTCTACCAACCTTTTCAGTAGCAGGATTATAAACAAGTTTACTCCATGCCATAAGTATGCGCTCTGTCTGAATACCAATAAAGTCTCTAAATGTAATAGTTACATCTGGGTATTCAGGCTTACCTGCAAACTTAATGTTATTGTTTCCGTAAGAAACATCTAATGCACTGATATTAGTATTAAGACCGCCAACACTCTGAGTAGAAAGTGTAAGGTAATCTGTTGCATTAGAAGGCATTGCTAAACCTTGGTCAATGGAGTATAATTGAGGTAAGTTAGGAAATCTTATCTCAAAGTTGTTTGTACGCTGTGGTTCCCAAGCGTCCTGACCTATCATATGATAGGCACCATATTTTAATGGAGTTAGATTCATATTATACACCCTCCTCTACGGTATCAGTAAATGTTACTCCAGCTTCAGTGAGGATAAAGTCTATATCAAAGAACTCAGCTGTTCTTACAGGGTTAATCCATACCTTACCAGGACAACGTAATTCATTAATATCATCCGTTGTAACAGTTCCTTCGTCCATTTGGATTCTGTAATCATATACACCATCGTTACGCTTCATAAAGAGTAAATACTTATCCATAGCATCATAGAACTTCATCCAAAGTGAACTATTGTTAGGTTCAAATGTAAGCTTTAAGCAAGTATTAAATATCTGCTTCTTTACGCAGTTAGATATAAGTCTAACATTTAAGCTTTCAAGTGCAGAATGTGTATTTTCATCCTGTGCTACATATGCTGTATACTGTCCATAAATAACGTAACCATAATTCTTTAACTTCATAATAGGATTAACTCTTGCTAAAGTATTATTCTCCCACTTATCAAGTAATACAGAACCTATCTCATAAAGTGGCCTTACAACTACTCTTGCGGTAGCCCTTGTAACACCTGCGGGAGGGAACCACTTCTGTGCCTCTGTGTTATTTATGAGATTCGAAAGCATTGTATAAAGGAATACAAATGAAGGAGGCATAAGCACTGTACCTAAGGCATCCGGATTGTTACAATAACACCAAGGAGCATGGAACGCACCGAATGATGTATTAACACTATTTACATACAGAGGAAGACTATCCTTATCCCAGAATGGGTTAATATCAAATAAAGCAATACAATCCTGACGAGTATTTACAAGGTTAAGCATTGCCCTATGTATAGGTCTTACGCCATCCGGTATGTTCTCGTCATTTCTATCCGATGTTACTGTGATTACACAAGGAGGGTTGCTACCTGTATATGTTGCAATATTAGTGTCGTCTATCTCAACAGGTTTATGTGTTTCAGGGTCTTCCGCGCCTGTTAATACAAAGGTTTCATCTAAGAAACCTCCCGATGTAATGAAGTCAAAATCATATACATATGGGTCTGTGTAGTTTTCGTAACAGTTTCTAACGCCGTTTAATACAGACTCTATAACGCCATCTTCTTTGTAACAAGCCCAAATCCATTTATTGATGTTTTGAGTCGTAACCTTGCTGTTGGTACCGTCTATATTAAAGCCACCAAAACCACGTTTTAGTACAGCATTTAAATCAGCACCGAAATCAAAATCCATACCCTCAGTCAATAAAGCAGCGGCGTTGTACTTAGTATTACCCGTAGCATCAGTATATTTAAGTGGTATTTCTGGGAATCCACTATAGACTTTAGCTCCCTGTTCTGGGTCGGCCGCCATATCACTCCAAATTATGGATAGCTCGTCATAAGCTGTTGCGGTAGGCTTTATAGTGATATAATCAAAATCCACGTCTACGAAATAGTTAACATCCTTAGGATTTGTAGAAACAATGTGCGACTCTAATTTATGTACACCGGTAATACGAGGAGTGACATCAATTGTATCCCCGTCAGTTTTAGTGTCTACCACTATATCAGCTCTATAGACAGTAACCATAGAATACTGATATGTATAACTACGATTTGCACTTGTTACAGGTGTAAATGTAACCAGTAAGCGGTTACCGAACGAGCCGGCATATTTTGCTGTAACACTATCAATCTGTTCTGCGAACATATGAATGTCGGCATCATAATTGCTGTCGTCGTTAGCATAGTAAGTATTAGTGGCCCATGTAGGTGCAGAATCACCAGTAACCTTTAAATACGTAGTGCCAGACTTAGTAAAATACTTAGCATAGTTAGTAGTCCAATCAGCTGGCTGTTCTGTAGTAAGTGTGAAACCTTTACCCACATAAGAAGCAGCTTCTGCAATACCACGTGTCGTAACCTGGCTTACAGTAACATCACCTATATCGTATTTTGCCATCAAGCCATTGTTGATTTTTACAAATGTGACAGCCGCACCACGATTAATAAGCTGTTTTGCATACATACGAGATACGTCAGATTTAAATGGGTTATATTCTGGTGCAGTGTAACCAAACACTTTATCAAAATCATTAGCGTCTGTAAATGTGACACCGGACAAATCAGTTAAATCTGCTGTAGCACCTGGACCAAAAGATGCAATACCAGGAATCATTACACGAACTTTGTCATCTGTAACAACACGAGTATAAATACTTTGGTCAATTTCGTTTACTCTAATCTGTGGCATTATTCATATCCCCTTTCGTTGATTTGGAATTTTCTACCTCAGAATTATTATTAGTGTCTTTCGACCGTTTTTTCTTAGTAGTAGATGTATTAGTAACAACTTCCACAACATCTGTATTACCTAATTCAGGTGTTTTAGAAGTGTGTACATTCTTTATTTCTGTAACAGGTTCTACATCTTCCACTTGCTTAACAGGTTCTATATCTACGTTGGTCACAGTTATTTTTCCAGCATTTATAAGCTTATTAAGATACGATGTATCTTTAATCGAATCGAATAACTGATAACCTCCATTATATATAGTAACGTTGTCAATGGTAAGTAATGTGCCGGAATAGTTTTTTACTTTTAGCATTATTTACCCTCTTTTCGTGGTAATGTATCCACAGAGCCAGTTACATTACTATGTAATTGCTTTTTACTTGCAAATAAATAAGCATCGTCGGTATAGAATGTTAATGTGTTTCTGAATTTAACACCTTTGTCTAAATGTTCAATAGTATCTGAATTATCTACTATATCGGCACCTAAGAATATATTGAAATTATGTATCATATCTAAATCATACGGAACCTCAACTTGTAATGTAGGATTTTGCATTATATGAAATACTAATTCTCTTACAAGTTCGTCACCTGTACGTTTATCTACGGTAAATATATCCATTTGATATTCTATACGGATTGGAATTATTTGTGCAAAAGTGTTAGTTCCATCACTATTCCTATTTTGATATCCGCCTCTACGTAAACCTGTAAAGTTTACATCTGATTGTCTTATAGAATAACTCAATCGTGTGGTAGATATCAAAGGAAATTTAACATCGTCTTTTTGTAACTGTGCTGTGAACCTTATGGCGAGTTCAACAGGTAATATAGATATACGATTATCGTCTAATATATCTCTGAAATGCTTTATTATAGCTTCATCATATCTATAAACACTCATAATCTATACTATCCCTCCACACCATTTATATAATATAATGTGTATATTATTTAATAGATACTTTATCTATTATTTGTAATTTTTATAAACTCCGAAAAAACTGGACGAATCCAGTACAATGGAGCCATATTTGTGCCGCCATATTCTAATGTCCTTATAACAGTATCTAAGGAAGTTACTGTATGAGGACATCTAATATGTTTAGGCACCTCATAATAGCAATAGTCGTTATAATCATCGTAAAAACATTGCAGATAATTAACATAGCTATTAACTATTTTCAATATATTGTAATTAGAATCAGTTATTAACCATTGTATATTAGGTTGCTGTCGTAATAAGTCCTTACGACATAATAACTTATTTCTATTAATTTTAGTTCTTAATAACCTCTTAAACGCTAATAGCTGTATACTACATCTATTAATATAAGCGCTTTTAGGTTCCCCGTGCTTGCGAGGTTCTTGTACCACGTATCTCATTTCTTTTTAATAAAGTTATAGTTAGTGTTTGAATAGTCGATAGGTTCCTTAGGTTTATCGTGAAATACAGGGGCTAATTTACATACCCAGTTATCAGGAAATTCTAAGTTTGCGGTTATCTCAGTAATAACAAATGTTCTTGGAGGTGTTAGAGGAAACGGAGAAGGGATTATAATTCTACAACCTTTACATAAGTTCTTAGCATCGAATGGTAGTTGGGCTATATAGGGTTTATCGTCTGGTACTTCGGATACCCAACCGTACTTACGTAAAGTATTCATCTTAGGATTTTCTTCAAATATGATGTCCATAGGAATATCTTCCGAAAATCCTTTTGGGTCTTCTTCTGCATAAATAGAAAATTCCATATCAATGGGATATTTATAAATAACATTTATACCACGAAGTTTAGCCATTTCTTTAAAATAATGTCTAAACATAGTAGCATCTTTCTTAGTAAGTAAGCCCATTAATAGTACCTCCTCTACTTATTATTCCTCGTTTTCCATGTCAGTGTTATCCACATCTATTTCTTCGTCATTACCATAAGTGTTTAGTTTATTATTAGTCTTCTTACTGTATTGTCCCCATATATACCACTCCGCTAAATCGGAATTCTTCTGAATAAACTGTAACCATGTCTTAGCAGCAGCAGGTACCCAACGTTTACCAAAAAGCACTGCTAATACGTGTTTACAGCAATAACCCTTATTATTTTTAACATTACGAACCTTAGGAGCTACATTTTGCTGTAAACCATATTTACATCCAGCTTTAGTCGCCCAATATGAGAATCTATATTTAAAATCCGGGCATGAACAGTCAATATATAAGTCACGTCTATCTAAAGCTTCTGTAAGACATTCAACTAATATTTTATGAGTAATACGTTTCCATCTATTAGCACCATTAAAGGATTTAACTTTCCATCTTAGGATTTCAAAGGCACCTTCAAATGATAGTGTAACAATATAATCTCCTACACGAGAACTCCACGTAAAATTATTATTTTCAAATAATTCTTTAAAGTCTACGTTACTAAAGTCTCTGGCTTTATAGAATTTCTTCTTATCAAACCTTACAGGAGATTCCCTTTGAGAACGTCTTAAAATATCCCATCTGGTTACTTCATTTAAAGGTGTCTTATACTGATTGTTATTATTATTGTTAATCATTATAAAACACCTTTTCTTAAAGTTATTCAATTTTTAAGTATAAACTATTGGGAGTTGTTTAAACTCCCAATAGTTATAACATTGTTTAACTTACTTAGTTCTCTTGAAAGACTCGTTCATTACCTTACCACTAACAAGGTACTTGTTCTTGTTCTCTGTAACCTTGTACGAATATCTAAGGGATACAGGAGTAACAACACCTTTACGTGTCTGGAAATCAACTATAAATGCAGGCTTTCTAGAAGCACCCTCTGTGAACACACCGCTCTCAGTAAAGTTAGCACTAATAGTCTTGCCAAGGATGAAATTCTCACAAGTAAACGAAACGTTTCTCTTGGAACCCTTCTTAGTAAGTACAGTACCCTCAAGTGTAAGCTTCTTGCCTTGGAACTTACCGTTTGTAATCTTTACAAAACGAACATTATCATAGTTTTCCTTAGCAAACTTTGTAAGCATTCTGTTGAGTGTAACCTCGTCCAGGTTAAGAGTTTTACTCTCCTTTACAGGTTTCTTAGGCATAGGTCTCTTAGCAATAGGCTTTTTGGACTCCATCTTAGCAGCGCGTCTACGTGCAGCAGCCTCTCTACGAAGAGCTGTTCTGTTCTTTGCACGGTTGATGGACTCACCAAAGTCATCCTCTTCCTCTGCAGCATCAAACTCGTCAGCCTCTTCCTCGTCGTCCGCAAACTCGTCAGCAATATCAGCATCGTCAACAACTTCAACTTCCTCTACGTCGTCAACTTCGTCCTCTGCTTCGTCCTCTGCTTCATCCTCGTCTGCAACAGCATCTTCTGTGGGTGTAATCTCACCAACAATAATCTGCTCGCCAGTCTCACCACAAATTGGGCACTCAGCATCTTCAGACTCAAGGTCTTCCGCTGTAACTTCTTCACAGTCGCAAATATAGTTAGCACCGCAAATTGCACACTTGCAAACAAAGTCACCAACAAGTTCCTCAGCAGCCTCTTCTGCCTCTTCCTCTGTAGCAGGTGTCTCTTCCATCTCTGGGTCAATGACAAGAACTACATCCTCTTCAGGAGTGTAATCGATAATCTCGCCATCTTCCTCAGCCTCTTCTACAAAACGAAGTGACTCAAGCTTGATGTGGTTTGCAGGAATCTTCTTGCCAAGCTTACCGAACTTCTTAACAGACTCTTTAACAGCCTTCTTCTTAGCAGTTTTAGTAGTCTTCTTAACAGACTCGTTAGTTGCAGTCTTCTTGGACTTGTTCAGCTCTTCATTAGTAAGCTCAAAAACATTTAATGTTGCCATAACTATTATTCTCCTTTTTAATAAAGATTTTAGTCTATAGGAAATGCTAAATCAACATTCGATGTAAGGAATGTTTCTATCTCAGCAATTTCCTCTTTAGATTCATTTAACAGTGTTTCGCCGTCTAAACTATATTGGGAAGAGTTTAAAGTATATTTACTTCTTATTCTACCTAATACTTGTTTAGCATAGGCTGTGGCTAATTTAAGTATGATATCAACCCAGTATACTTCTGTTATTTCTTCTACGGATTGATAATCTGGAATATATACAATAGTCACTTGATTGGTATAAGGTGGATTCATCATAATGGAAAGTTCTTTTCTATGAGCGTCCCATACAAAATCCAAATCGGTTGAGATTGTATTCATTTGCTGTAATCTCAACATCCTGTTCATATAAGCATCCAGATTAGTTACTGCTGAATATGACTGAGCTAAACCAAATACATCTAAAGAGTTTACAGATAAACTATTATATGAATCAGGTCTCATAACATTAATAACGCTATATACATTCTTATCTTTTAGACTAACAGTATTGCCGCCGTTATTACTATTCCACGGAAGAGTCATATAAGCAGGTGTTGTAACATAACGTTTAACTTTTCTAAATGCTTGTTGTACACATCTGGGCAAGTCGTTAGCTATTTCAAGCTCTAATACAGTACCACCTAATCGAAAAGAAATCTCCTCAGTATACTCGGCTAATGTCATATCATAATCCTCGCTTTTACTTACAGTTTTCCAAAATCATATTAATAAGTTTGGAAACGGAATAATTCTTCTTGTACTTAATACTATATGTGTCCAATATAGCAAATAATTCTTCCTTAGTCTTTGTAGTTAATTCTTCTTCTGTAAAGGGGGTTGTTTCTTCTGTTGTAACTTCATCTTTTGCAACTTCTTCTGTAACCTCGTCATCTACAGTAACTTCTTCGTCTGTAGTAATTTCTTCCCTTACTTCTTCTGTAACTTCTTCAACTGTTTCAGGTTCTGTAACAACAGGAGTTTCTGCAATAGGTTCTACAACAGTTTTAACATCTTCAACAGGTGTCTCAACTTCTTCTTCCTTCACGGCATTTATAATAGGTTCTACCTTTTCAGGAACATTTACAGTGCTATTATTAGAAACATTACCGTACTTACCACAAGACTTCATTTTATTAAGTAATCTAATACGAGCTGTATCTGTAATAACATTGAGTCCATTTGTATGACTATATACTAAACTTGACCAATATCTACATTCTAAAGAATCGTCACTGTCAAACTCAATAAAATCATACTTCGGAACACACATCTTATATCCACCAAATCGTGTAATAAACTTATCTTCTGAAGTAGTGTTTTGTATCAAAAATTTCATACAGTAATTTTCTCCTTTGTAAGTTTAAATAGCGGTTCACCGGATGGAGCGGAGGATGACTCCACCCGGCTACGTCCGCATTTATAAAAGAGCATTGTACTCTTTTACACTACTATTAGTAATTATGCGCTTACGTTGTTTGTAGGAAGAACATTCTTCTTACGTGTGAAATACTTATCAACAGCTGTGCCCCAATCTTCAGGTGCAGCGTCAACTAAAACGTAGTTATCGCCTTCAACCTTGTAGAATGTGTCCGCAGCAAATGCAGGAACATATGGGTCTGTCTCTCCACCTGTACCGCTAAATGTTACAGCAGTATAAAGATACTCAACAGAAGGTTTTAAGTTACCACCTGTAACTTCTACCTTGGCACCCTCAACCTTAATATTCTCCCAGTAATTAATTTCCTTAGGGTCAGTAACTTCAAATTCAGTGTAAGCACCGAAAGGAATAGAAAGCATCTGTACCTTATTGTAAGCAGGAATTAAAAGTGTACCATCAACAATAGTTGCCATATCGCCAACATACTCCTGAATAGGAGTGCAAGGCTTAGTAATACCAGTAGGACTAATAACAGCCTCTACACCAGTAGCTCCAGCAATAACTGTTGTTAGTGTATTAGTAATTTTAACCTTAGTAGCCATTAAAATTCAACCCTTTCAATTTAGTTATTGTTATTTAATTAAGTTTAAGTACATAGTTCCATATTTATTCAATATAGAACTATGTACTTGTTTATTTAATTGTTTAGGCAAGTATTAATTGTTGTTATAAATTAACCAACAATCTTACCACGGATATACATCTTGCTATTAACCATCTTCTTGCCGTAAGATGTAGCATAGCCCTGCTGTCCTCTAAAGTCAGCTGGCATAAGAATATCTGTAGTTAGGATAGGCATATATGGTGCATAAATGTAGCCTGTTTCCAAGAAGTTAGAACCCTTGTAACCCATTACAAATGTGTCAGCATCCATAAGCGGTACAGTGTAAACTTTATACTTACCACCGAGTGTACCAATGAAACGAGGACCAGCAACGCCAGCAGCAGCGCCAGTACCATCGAAGTTTCTCATAACTTCAATTACTGCGGATACGTTAGTACCACAAACAATGAAGTTGGGCTCAACTCTCTGTGTTTCCTGGAATACAATCTTTGCACCTTCTGTAAGTTTAACCCAGAAGCTGTCATAGTGGTCAATGATGTTTACACCTGTAGGAGGAATCTTGTTCCAAGAAAGCTCAGTGCCAGCACCAGCAAGTCTTACAAGGTCATTTACGATTTCCGTATCTATTTCATAAGAAATCTCTGCTGCAGCCTGTGTAGCCATAATATCAGTGATGTCCTCACCATACTGCTGCTTAAGGTCATATGCAGCATCAAAGCCCCAGTAAGCAGCAAGCTTTCTGCTCTTTGCATAAAGAGGAATCTGTGCTAATGAAATAGTAATCTCAGGAACCTTAAGGTCCGGAACCTGCTCGTTATTGTACTCGTATCTAGCAGTCGTACCCTCTGTAGCCTTAGCACAAGAGAAAGCACCTGTTGTATAGTTAATAGTACCCTCGTTAGCAGAAGTTGTTGGGTCTACAATAGCACCTGCACCATTATCAATGAGTGTAGTGTTATCAGGAAGTGTAAGAACAACAGTTGCAGGAAGGATAGGTGAATACTCAAAGTTAACGCTGTCAAGAACCTGCTCGTCAACGATTAAACGTGAAGAGTAATTAGGGTCAGATTTACCTGTGTAAAGGCTGTTGTTAAACATTGTACCAGCAGCAGTAGCGCCCTTATCTGTACCGTAGTTGTAACGGAGGTAAGAAACGATAGATGCCTTAGACTCCATAGCCTGTGTAGAAACAATGTCAGAAGCAATAAGGTTAGGAACAACACCTGTAATCATATCCATGAAGAAAGTCTTCGAAGGAATGTTAGAACTGTTCGTAGCCTCAAGTATCTTTCTTGTGTTCTCAAGCATTGTAGCAAGTGCTACCTTCTTCTCAAAGCCCATTGTCTTACCAAGCTTCTTTTGAACATTCTCTGCTACTTTAATTCTAGAATCGTACTTTTTAAGGTTCAGCTGATTCTGAGGAGTATTAAGAATAGCCTCAGCTGTAATAGTTTTAGCCATAATTTTATCGTCCTTTCATATTAAATTATAAAGTTACCATTTATTATGATTATAAAATCATATCGTATGAGCAATATTTACATAAATGTAAATCTAATCATCCACGAGCAACATTTTCAATAAAAGCTGCTAATTTATCCTCTTCGGGTGTGGATGTTTTTATATTATCAGGATTTATGGAAACACCTTTAGGAGTTTGTTCACTTATAGGAAGTTTCGCATATCTATCCTTAGTCTTTTGTAAATCTTCCACCAGTTTATTTATTTGTGTAACAGTAGTATCTTCAGTTATATACTTCTGTACAGCATTTGGGTCTACTCCCAACTGTCTAGATTTGGTATTAACATAATTATGTTGATACATTCCAAGCTGCTCTACCAAGTGTTTTATCTTAGCATTTTGCTTGTTTTTAACTGTTGTGGATTCACTTAATTTACCTTCGAGGTTTAATACCTTTTCGTGTAGTTCGTCAACTAAACCTGAATAAGAGTTAATTTCTAATTCCATTTTCTTACTATTAGTATCAGACTCTTGTTCTGTTATAGTAATATTGGATTGTAGTGTGTATAACTGTTCGTTAAGATTACTTATATTAGATTCTAACTCTGTAATAGTATTCTGACATTCAGTTAACTGGTTTGTGTAATCTTGCACTTCGTTACGTAAATCAGAAAGTTCAATTTCGTTAGTGTTAATAGTTTCTTTAAGGGATGTTATAGTAGCATTTTTCTTAGCAACTATCTTCTCTAACTTGTCGATTGTATCCTTAGATTCAGTTAACTTCTTATTAATAGAATCAATAAGTTGTTTTTGTTCCTGAATACAATTATGAAGTTTCTGTACTTTAGTATCTTGTGTGGAAATTACATTTTCGAGATTAGTAACCTTTGCTTTATTAGCATTTACAAGGTTTCTATTCTCTTTCTGTAATCTACTGTTTGTAGTTCTTACAGATTTTAGAACGTCTAATTCTTCTTGAAGTTTTGCAATTGACTTATCCCTTGATTCCACTACCTTTAGTATCTTGGACTCTCTAAACTTGTATGCCGCAACTTGTTTACGCATATTGTTTAAACAACGGAAAAGCTCTCTATTGTCCCTAATAGTGTTAGCTGACGTCTCTTCAACTGTTGAAACACATTCAAGTACAGTCTCTTTCGTAGTGTCATTGGGTGTAGTTTGCTCTGTCTCTTCATTCGATGTAATAGTCTTACCATCTTTAATGACGTTGCATTTATTTTGAATAGATTCCAATAAGGAATCTGCTTCAGCGGATTGTGTTACCTCTACTACCTTTTTGATAGCGTTTAGGTCACCAATTGTTTCTGCCTCTTCAATCTGTTTCTTAATAGACTCTGTAAATTTCTTTACCTTAGTCTTTGCTGTGGATTCTACAACACTTTGACGTGCTTTTTCTACAGCAGGTGTTAAGACAGCATCAAAACAAGCAAAATCATATGTGTCAGGGTCTACTTTTTCACCCTCGGGTGTATTAATTATATCACCCTGTCCTCTACTCGAAACACCTAAAACGGAACCATAGTCAAGTAAAGTTTTTAGAATTCTACCTCTAGGTGTATCCAGTATATCAAATCCAGCATATATAACACCTTCATCTTCATCTATACGATAGTCTGTCATTACTATACAAGCTTCACCTGCTAATACTTCCAGTCTATCTTCCGGATGGTCTAACTCACCTAAAAGTGTTTTAGTTTCTAACGACTCCTTAAATATTGGGTCCTCAAAAACGTGTTTCCAAAGTTCCAAAGGATATAATCTACCATTTCGAGTTGCATGCTTAAAGTCTGCACATATTCCTTCAAGTCTTCCTAAACAGCCTTTACGAGGATTTACACTCTCATTTAATTTAAGAGCGTTCATTCTTGTTTCAATTAAAATTGCCAATCTGTATTCACCCCTAACTGAGTAAGAATTTTAAAGTATTTATTATAAAGGATAATTAATTATCCAGTATAAGCTTTACATCTTGTTTTATACGATTTACCGTTTCTACTAACTTAGTATAATCACCTTCTGCAAAATAAATATTAAGTGCTTTTGACAGCTCTTTTAAATATAATGCTTCGATTAACCTATTCTGTAGTTGTATATCGTCTTTACAAGTGTGTTCCAAAGTAATAGTGGCCTGTGTAATTAGACTGGTAGCAATCTTTATGTAATTACTTACAGGTTTATTATCACAGGTTAGTATTTCTTTGATTACCTTATGTGCCTTATTATTAAGACGTAGGTAAAATTCGATTGTTGGATAATTTTGTTCTTTCAGATATGTAATTACAACAGGTGGAACGTAATCGTGATTTTTCATAAATTTTGAAATATCTTCTTGTACGTTCTTACCCTGTGACTGCATTTCAAAAAGAACGCTATAACAATCGTGTTTATTAATAAGCATTACCTTATCCTCCAATATAGTTAATGGCTTATTTCTTATGCTTCAGGAGTCATAGGAGGTTCTGAAGGACCTTCTTCTGCTCCACCTGACGGTTCACTCATTTCTGCGCCGCCCATATCCATAGGTTCAGGAGAACTCATTGGTCCAGCTCCAAAGTCGGAATCAAAATCGTGTCCACCACTTGTTCCGTGTGACATGGGTTCAAAATCATCTACCATATCGTCACTAAACTCATCTTCTCCACCGTTTGCAATATTGTGGTCTTCCACAATAGTTGAAATCTCTGGCAAGTTAAGATAAGTGCTAAGTAGATTTGTAAGTGCTTCAACCTTACCTTCATCGTCAATAACTTCAGAAATGAGATTAATAATATCTCCTACCTGATTTATGCGGCTGGACATCTGTTCATCCCGCTCTATATCCTCTATAGTAGACGGAGCAACCATTTTTACTGTAAATTTATTAATATAATCTAAATCTTTGTCTAAAAAGAATAAATTTAGTAGTGTGGTAATACCATATTTATATGCATTTTGAATTCTCATTACAGTATGTGCATATCTAGAGCTTAGTTTAGTAAGTGATGTACCATTACCTAAACCTTCTGGCGAATCATAGTTTAAGAACTGTTTTGGAGTCTTTAATGCTGACAGTTTCTTATTATTAAAGTATTCAATATCTGCAATATCTTTAATGTTTACATCTCCGCCAAGGTTGTTTACTGTAATAGCGCCCTTACCGTCCTTTGTTGGGAAGTATATCATATTTTCCATAGGACCAGGTGAATTATAAGAACGTGCCTCACCAGTGTTTTTATTAAGGGCAATTTTTTGCTCTATCATATTCTTTACACGTCTTAATAAGTTTTCTACTTCAGGTTTAGGCATATCGCCAACCTCAATCTGTAATAAACGTATTAATGCTGACTTAGTAAGACGACTTAATAACATACTATCTTCTAATAGTTTCACTGTCTGTGAGGCTTCATAGGCATCTGCTAATATAGATTTACCAGTCTTTACTTTATATACATTAGTTGTATTATTAGCTTCGTCTTTGATAGCTAAATATTCCGGATTTCTATTTATAGATTCGGATAAACTTATATGTACAAAACTACGTCTATCATAAAAGTCTACATTTGTAATGTCTACTTGATTAAGATTAACTCCGTTATACTTAGTATAACTATTATAGTTAGAAGGTGTAGAAGTTTTCAAACGTACAAATCCAGATGTTTTATCCTTTATTTGTAAATCGTAAATAGTGGCTGGGTCTTCTATATACTCTACATACTCTTCCATAGGACGAGATGTGTCCTGTACTTTTGTACGTACAACACCAGGTTGAGCATTTAATAAGTCCTCGTAATCTGCATTATCACCCTCTCTGTATATACGCAGATATAAATCTCCAAACACACAAAGTGAATAACAATGCTTCCAAGCCTTTTCGTTTAATTGTAGTACATCAATTAGACGATTAGCAGCTTTAGCGATTTCAGGGTCATCTGATTCGGCCCATATAACTTTACCTGTTTTAGGGTCATATTGTGTTGAGTCATCTGCATACATCTCCATAGCAGCTGCAATAGTAGCATCTGTAAGCATATTCTCATATTCTAAGTATTTTTCTTTTCTGTCAGAAGATAAAGTTCTAAACGTAGCAATGGCTTCGGCGTCGAATAAACTACCACCGCCAACATTATTAATTTGACGTTGTGTGATATCGTCTTTGTCGTCTGTGATTGGAACACCATTTAGTTCCTTGTTATTGCTAACAAATTTAATTTTTAACTTATCTTCAAATAAATTTCTTATGACACCCAATGTAATAAACCTCCTTACCAGCTTATAATATCGGCATTATTAAATCCTGTCATTAATTCATTCATTTTAGATTGTGCAGCAGTCATTGCTGAACTTGCTAAACTATTTTGTAAGTCGTTAATAAATTCCTTTTGTGGGTCAACAGTATCGTTAACACCTAAGGCACTTTCTAGTAGTTCTAATCCATCAATAAGACTTTGTTTGTGCAATGTAGCATTCCATAAAGCACCTGCCAAACTATCTGACATATCCTTACTATTATGAACAAATACACCACATTCCAAAAGGAAGTTATGTGTTTCAGGAACTTCCATATCAAATACAGGTATTGGGTCAGAATATTTAAGAATTTCAATATGTTGTATTTTAATTGGGTGTATAGCACCCATTAATATATCGTCGGTAGTTAATTCTGAGGCTTCTTTATATATACCACTACTTAATAGGAATTTATGATTAAGAGTACACCTTATAGGTGTACGACTATTATGTAAAGTTATCTGTATTAAAGTATTAACATATTTTGTTAGGAATACTTTTTTAATTATTACCGGTTTTATATCGTCTTTTTCTATATTATAGCCAATAGTTCTTAAATTAGTTTGTCCCACAAGGTCTATTATCTGTTTACACGTACCGTCAGCTAATCTAATTAAGGTATCGCCCGTAAAACAACCATCCACTGGGTGGTCTATCTTACCAGTTTGAACATCACGTTGTAGTTGTATTAACTCTGTTTCCAATAAATCTATCTGTATAAGACCTATTCTTTCATCGTTCATAGCGGAACGTAGTGCTAAATATCCTTGTGGTGTCTTATCCAAAGATATAACGGAAGCATCGTATCCCTGTGCTAATAACATCTGTTTTGTATCGGCAGATTGGAATCCATCCAAAGATACAGCTTTAATATTAAAACCAGATGCCTTTAAGTAATAAATAAACTGACGTGTTTTTTCAAATGATATTTCAGCGCCTTGAGGAGCTTGTATATCCACTGAAAAAATATGCTTATATGTCATTTCCTGGGTAACAATTTCATTAGCGCCATTATACTGTACAGTTTCCTTTAATCCGGAAACGCCTACAGAACTAATACCTGTTTTATCTCCTGTTAACGAAGCATCTATGTGAATAAACTGTGGCATAGCACGTACAGCTTCCGGTACATCCTTTATCTCAAAAAAGTCTGCTATTTGTAAATCGTCTTTAATACCCATTGTTATGATATCGGTAGTAAATGGATTATGATAATCCTTTATATAACATTTTGAGAACATATCAAAATTGAAGAAACTTGTAGCACCTACAACAGAACGTCCGGCAAGGTTCATAAGCGCTGTATTAACATCAATAATAAAACTTTGTTTTAAATTTACAGGAACGTCTAATATCTCATAGCCCTGTTTTATTAATGCTTTACGTTCATCTTCTGTTATATTAGAATTTAATACACGAGATTTTAATGACCTATTACCAACGGCAACAGGAAAAGTTTCTTTACTAAATGTACCTTCCGGTTTAATTACCCATTGTGGCTCGTCTACAATAAGCATCTTATCAGACTGCCCTTCGGATTGCATCTTACGTACATAAGCTTCTATAAAATCGTGTTCGGATTTTTTAGAAGATACAAGAAACAGTCTTCCATATTGAACACCGTTCTTAATAAAACGTGAATTAATACGTTCTTTGATAGTTGTATAAGCTTGCATAATACCGTTTTGGGCGTTGAGGACATCTCCTCCCTTAATACCACCCTTAGTGAAGTCTACCTCATCCATAAACGCACAATTATGTGAAATTAGTAAACTTCCACAACATTTGACAATAAAATTATGAAAATAACGAACATTAATTATATCATAAAACTTAATAGGTTCTTTTGATGTTATTTTATCAATACGTACGATATAGGTTGCAGTAGTTCCGGCAAAACATAACATATCTGTATCTTTCAGATTCTTAGTCTTTTTATATTTACCGTTATCCATCAACCACAAATGATTTTCTGTACATTTAATAACACAACCGTTACCAAATGTTATTTGATAATAATTATAAGTTATAGTTGTTTGCATAGCTGTAACTGTATTACTTAGTATAGTTCTGTTTGTGGCTATATCATATGCAAATACTCTGAATTTAGCATTTTCTAATTCTTTTATAGGGTATATTCCATATTCAGTATATATTTCTGTATCTCCGTGTAAACAGAAAACCTGTTGACCTAAAGCGTGGTCGGATTTGGAACCGAATGTAATACCTATATTATGAGGAGGATTATATATTAAATTAGTACGTCCAGTTTGTGTACCACGTTCCATAAACCAAGGACTATTTAACAGATATTGATGTAATGTTTTAAATCCAACACCTTCTGCTAATCGTAAGTTAATATTAAGGAAGAATATTGTAATCTTATCACCTTCGTTAAACTTGAAGTATTCTTGTGGGTTTTTAAGACACATTATCTTATACAACATATAGGCAAGACATACAACAGCAGTTCTTGTTTTACCAACACCTATAGCACCTGTTAATACTATTTCTTCATATCCCAAGGATTCATCAAATATTTCATTATATTTTTTACGCCAGTATGGATAAATAGATTCGCCGTTACGAGTAGATTTACCTAAATAATAAGGGTTAGTTATAAACTCTTTTATGGACACCGGTATCTCATTATAATCCTGATACCACACATCATCCAGAGTTTCAGACTTACCCGTTTTACTCAATTCGTCAAGAATAGTCAGAACTAACTTCTGCTCCTCGACGTTTAATTTATTAAATTGTTCTTTAGTAATATTTGCAATATTATTTAAATCCAACATAATAAAAAATCCTCCTTACTACTTAAAGTAAGGAGGATTCTTATAAATGTTTAATTTTTGCCCGTAAAATATTAAATTTTGAAGTCCATTGTATTTATAAGGCAGTTACTTCCTAAGATGTTTTTCATTTGCAGTATACTCTTATCTGGGTCGAAGAACAGTTTATTTATTTCGTCGCTGGGTGTTGCAATGCATAGATTCATATCATCTGCTAACTGCTTCAATTCTTCTATAATTTCTTCGTATGTTTCCATAAGTACCTCTCTAGAAATCTAAATCTTCTAATGTAATGTTCTCCCAATCCCAATCAGGTAAAGGTTCACTTGGTGTGTTGTTGTCAGTATTATTGTCATCCTCAGGACCACTATAATACAGTTTTTTCATATCTTTTTTCACCTCCACTCACATAATCTTAGAAAATCTCACCGTTCTGCTTCATCAGAACTGACTGTGGTACAGATGATGGATGCCTAATGGCTAACCATTCTGTTGTAAATGCCCATTTAGCATTTCTCTTACTTCCTTTACGCAGTGCCGAAAAATACTCACCTACTTTATCATTACTAAACGTAAGTGACTCTCCGGGTGAGAAATCGAAGTTGCCGTTTTTATCATAATAACCAAAATCTACATATCCTGGCATAGATATTAGAACTGAATCCTGATTGTACTTCTTACAAAGTTCTACAGCAACATCAAAGAACTTATCTTTATCATAATTCTTTGTCATGGGTACAAGGAAGGATTCTTCTACAACTTCACGTTCGTCCTTTTCACCCTTATTTTCAACATAACCACCAAGAATACGTATGAAACCCAAACCTTCTGCACGTATATCTTTAGCAAGTTGTTCCGTTCTTTGCTTATTCTCTTTTTCGGTCTTGTCACCACGACAAGCAGAAATCATAAAGCAATTATCCTTCAGGTGTTTATTTAACCTAGACCAATTACTCTCAGTCATTACATCGTTACTCTTCCAAAACTTCTCATAAGCCCAATCCCTATTATCACTATCTGTGTAGGTATAAAGGTTATCAGGCTCGATATTAATTCTAAGCATTTGTGTATACCTCCTTTAAAATTCTTGCGACCAACCGTGTCCAATATCCCAATGAGAATCTTGCACAAACTCCGTATTATTTACAGGTAATTGAAATTCGTCTATAATTAATTGTTTTGCTTGTGGATAATCGTTTATCCACTTACCAGTATAAACCCGGAATCCCTCATCTTTGAATTCAAAAACTCTTCCGCGCGGAGTGTACATATAGTCATGTTCAAATTTAGGAATTTTTTTGAAATGGTTCTTTTTCCATACATCCTGATGCAGTCTTCTATCTGTACGTATAGTAGCCTGGAATTGTTGAGATGTACGCCAATCCAAATCCATTGCCGGGGAATTCACAACCCCAAACAACTCATTATCAGCAACACTGTACCAGAATATTCCTACTAAGGGTTCGTCCTGATACTGTATATCCTCTTTCATCAATTCAATTGCGGCTTTTGTATCATCTGTACGTTCCTCAATCTGTAATTTCACAATAATCACCCTAACATCGAAATTTAAATTTTATTCCTTATAATCTCTATTTATGGGATATATGTTTGTGTCATTTGTAGGGTAGTAAGTCCCATAAATATCAAACACCTCTGCCACACTATCATATACAGGAGTATTTCTCGGGTCGTTAGGAGCATTATATACATAATTGTCATAGTTCTTGTCGAAATATTCTTTACGTGCTGCCTTACGTTCCTTCTTGGTCATATAAATTACCTCCTTACATACTTACCGCACTTTTCTACATTTATATTATACAACATATTAGTAAAAAAGTCAATGGTTTTTCGAAGCAGATTATATATTTTTTAGTTTTAACTATTCTTTTTGAACGATGTTTTACCCCAATCCGTAGTAGTAGAATTAGCAGGTGTTACATTTCCTTTTTGATTAATTAAATCTTTTGTAGTTTGTAAGTCTACATAGTTTTCAGGGTTAGATGGATTAGGTTCTTGAGCGCCCAAGGTCATAAATATTCTTGCAGCTTCTTTATTTGTAGGTGTAAAACCACTACCAGTTTTCTTTAATTGTATTACTCTGTGTTTTTCTAACCATTTTGCCTCTTCTGATGTACCGCCTACATGGTCATTAGAATTAAATACAACCCAACATTCGTCAAAATATTTACCGGCCTGTGTCGTAATAAATTTGTATAATTCAGTATTTATCTTATTATGTTTAGAATGTAATATGTAATCGCTAACATTACGACTTCTTAAAGCGTTACGAACCATAGCCTCTTCTCTATTAGTAACAACCCACACCAGAGCTGTATTATAACCCAATGCTTTTGTAGTTGTGGCATTTTTTATTAGTTTATTAGGATTGTCGCCTGTAACATCAAATACAACATTTGGCAAATAATTGTTATTATTTAATACACTTTTCTGTATTTTATCTTCCCAACCGTTACTTTTTACAATATTATGTACATCAGAAACATCCTCCGGGTTGCTGAAATCATAATTGGTTTTAGTTGCATATTTTTGAAATTTAGAATTGGGGTTTTTAATAGCTTTATTAAAGTCTGTTTTTAACTTGTCAACATCAAAACTTATAAAATCCAATAAAAAGTAATTGTCTTTGACAAAACCTTTACCACTTCCAGGCCCACCTGCCAGACATACTGCCCAACCGTAAGATGGATTAGCTCTACCTCCAAATGTTACATATGACATTTCATTTAGATTGTCTTCATGTATAATTTTAAGCATTATTCATACCTCATCTCACATATGTAAAAAATAAACAATTCCGATAACAGATGAACTATACCGGAATTGTTTGTAAATAAAATATTCTATTATTCCGTTGTCTTTAAACCTTCTTTAAACAACTTATGAAACATCTTGTCTTTCATTAAGTTGGGGTCAACACATACACGATGTTTCTTACCAAATTCACTTTCAACAGTAATACTAACACCATCAAACACCTCAGTAACTACATAAGGTCTATATCCAGTATTAGGTAAGTGTCCATATTGCCAATCTCTTATAATAACATCTCCAACTTTTAATGTTGTTGGGTCTACATCATATTCTTCTATGAAGGCTTCTAACATTTCAAAATCAGGATATCTCTTTCCTATCTCATAACAACTTAAAGAAATACCTTCGTTAACATCTTGTTTCTTTCTATTTCTTATTTGTTGTGTAGGAGATAATACAGATTCAACTTTTATTTTAAGCATAATGTATCACTCCTTAATCTTCGTAATTATATGCTATGTCCGACAGGTATTCATAATCTGGATAGTTGGCATCCCAATCGTCAGGTAAATCAAGTTCTTCCGAATCATAATCAGAAGCGTCTTCGTCTACGTAGGTACTACCTGTCCAATAATCCACGTCTCTTTGTTTCTCATTTGAAACTACTTCTACATTTATATGATGTACCCAGAATCCAGGAAAATCACCATTCTTAACTGCGGCATCAATATCCTTTTTTATACGTTCAGCAGTCATATCTGCGTCAGCTCCAAAAGACGGTATGTCACTTAATTCGGTTACATCAGTTTCATACACCGGCAACATCATCTCAGATGAATCACGGTAGTATGTAAAGTAATCAACTTCATAGTGATATATTTCAGTGTCAGCATCTGCTACATCCCAGTCGTCTTCGTAATATTCATCAGAATCATATTCACGTAATATTCGCATCATCAGTAGTTCACTCCTCACATTAGTTTCTTTCTTATTTCAGAACATATCATAGAAGCTGTCTGTAGGGCAACAGATACATCATCAATATCCGATGAGTTAGTAGTACAGTTGTACATAGGTGCTTTATATGAATCACCATTAGTATCTCCTATAGCAACATATATTGCAGTTATACGAGAGCCATATTTTATAATGATGTCAACGTCGTTACGAACCGCAATAGTACCTCTACCCAATTTATAATCAAGTTTTTCTATGTATTGATAACCTAAGTCACTTGCTATTTGTTCAAGTATGTTATGTATCTGTTCTGGAGTATCAATACCCTCATCATCTTCTGTAATAGTTCTGTATATAGGAATCTCATTACTCTCATATTCTATTCTCATCGTAGGTTCAACTCCTATCTTTAAACTTTTACTGCATTTAATACATTAAATTCCTGTTCGTGTATCTCGGCATTAGTTGTAAAACCGTTGTCTTTTTGAAAGTTTTTAAAAGCATTAATAAAGGCTCTGTCACGTTTAGTAGGTTGACTTTCTCCTTCTTTTAGATAACCTAATGCTATTAACTTTTCTTGTACCCAAGATATTCTTGCTTTCATAGAATTACACTTAAACCTATTATAATTTAACGCAGCCAAAACGATTATTCCCCTTTGTTAACAATTTTTATAATTTGAACTAACTTATTAATAATTAAAGATATTTCACAACATTCTTCACATATAGATTCGTAAATGTCTAAAGATACAGCAGATTTACAATCTTTTGTAAATGTTTGCATATCTACCACAAGTGTATGCTTATCATCTTCCACTTCTTTTATGTTGGTATAATGCTCACATTCCATATAATCTATTATTACGAAGAAATCATTATTAATTTGTTGTAATTGTTGAAATAATTTATAATCCACCAAACTACGTGTTAGTTCTCGTTTTATATTAACTAAGCACATATCACATTGTTCTCGATATGCTTGTAATAAATTGGGATTTATTACAAGTGGAGTATCATCGTTTTGATTATAAAAACGAGTTACTGTCATTATTTCATACCTCTTATTGTTAATTCAGCTTTCACATTATCAATGGCAGACTTTATGTCCTTATAATCTTTCTGTTTAGCTAACATAGCGGATGCTATTGTAATGTGCTCTAATGCCATCTTTATGTTAGATTTAGAAACCCTCTTAGATTTAAAGGATTCGTCTACAGGTCCTTCAAGTTCCTCTAACTTATCTTCTTTATAGTCACTAATGTCCATAGCAAGGTCATATAAAGCGCTTACATAAGAAACTATCTGTTGCTTACCTTCAGCATCATCCTCTTCAAAGTAGTCAGAAATCTTATCTGTTTGGTCTGCTAAATCCATAAGTTCATCATATACACCATCAAGTTGTGTTAGGGCACCTTTAATATCGCCAGGCTCCGCTTCTGGAAGTTCTTCAAATTCCTCATCTTCCTTCAACTGCATCTGTTTATCGTATATAGGGCTAAGTGTATTTAATGTGTTAATTGACTCATTGATTCTATTAACAATATCGTTGCTATTCTTAATAGATACAGTAAACTCGTCAATAACTTCCTTAGCTTTGTCTGTTATCTTCATGCTGTAGCTGTCCGAAGTAACAATACCTTCAAGGGTTAGTTGACCACTCTTTACTCTAAATTTAGGGCACTCTGTGTCCTTAGTAATCTTAGCGTCTACACCAGACTCTTTTAGAATTTTTGTAACTAACTTGTTCATAATAATATTTCTCCTTCTCAGTAATAGTCTAAAATATAAGTAAAAGGTACTTATTACCTTTACAAAAATCTAAAGTTTATAGTTTTCTAATTTTATTCATCCAAATCCATATAAAATTAACAGTTTCAGTGATTCTAAATGGTTTACTGTCTATTGCAACTAATTGTCTGTTAAACAATATATTTGTTCTATAATTAGATGCTATACGTACTGTTCCGTCTCTCTGAAATGTTACTTCTATGTAGAACTTATTAGAATAAAATTTAGCATAACGTCTGCTTGTTCTGGCACTTACAAGTGCAAAATTAATAACCTGACGTGTAAGTTCTGAGTCAGCAGATACGTGTATTAATTGTGTACCCTCTGTAAGCATTGGAATATGTAACATTGATTTACCACCTTACTTCCATAAAGCAGCAATTAAAGCTGTTACACCAGCACTAATAACACCACCAACAATTAACCAAACAATTTTATCCCACCAAACCGCTTTAGTTTTATCTGGCAGGTTTTTAAGATTAGTTATCTCTTCTTTTACTTTTTCTTGTTCGTTATCAAATTTTTTATCGAGTTTTGATATTTTTTCATTGTTCTGTTTCACGTCATCTCTAACATCGGCAACATCTTGTCGCACAGAGGACATTCCTTCTGCAAGTATTTTTACGTTAGTGCTTATTTCATATATTGCCTTGTTTTCGGCGTGAAGTTGTTCTATTTCTTTCTCAGCTCGACTTATACGTTCTTCGTGAACACCGTGCTGAACTTTTAAGTCCTGTACATCTTTTACAAGCTGTTCTGTAGTAGCCATTCGTTTAACAACCCCTATCTACTGTAAATTCTCAATAACCTATAAGTATAATTATGATTCAGGCGCAATGTCTTCCCATACGGGTTCATTATATATCGGGTATATCTCCCCAGTTGTATTACTTTTCATAAACGCCCTCATAACATTCATTTCTGTATCTTCCCAATAGTATATCTTATTAGTAGTAAGAAGGTCCTTGGCAGGTGCTCCGGAACCTAATATATATTCTTGAATAGCTTCTATTGTAGTCTTATCCACAAAGTTAGTCAATAAATTTAAGGATACAATGTCTGTTTGATGTGATTCTCCTAAATATAAAGATACACATTTATCAGCGTCAGTAACATCTTCTATAACAAAATATACAGTAGTTGGGTTCAACTCGCCAGCAGCTTTTCGGTTTTCGTATGTAGTTCGAGAACAGATTATAATACCTGCTTTGGGAACATTCTCATTTGTATTATCCGCCATACTAATTTCACCTTCTTTTCTACCCTTTACTATTAATGTGTGTTAATTCTTAAATATATAATTTTTGTTACTTATAATATTTTAATTTTTGTGTAATTTAGGGCTCACTAACAGTAATAGTGTAGTCCTGTGTCCACGTAAAATCACCATTTACATAACTTGCATGTGCTGTAGTAGTTCCACCTGTATGAAATACACTGTCATCATCAAATGTCCAAGTTATTTGTTTTGTTATATTTTCGTATCTGGCATATCGAGGAGAAGGAGACGTTGGGGCCGTTGTCATCCAAAGTAGTACATAGTAAGCATTTCCTAAATCAAATTCAGTGTCAGGACCTCCTTCATAATTTAATGTAGGTCCTTTCTTTTCATCTACATAATAAGGGTATTCTGTAGCTTTCCATTTATATATTTCAGGGCTTGCTAAACGCTCTTCTACAACTCCAAATACTGTCTCTACTTGTTCGTCTGTAAGACATTCGTTAAATACGTGTAAATTATATAATTTTGTGTATGGTGTATTTTTAGCAGTTTGTGATGTAATTTCTCCTGTAGTAGAATTTATTGTCATTTCACGGTTGAATAAAATATCCATGTCGTAAAAAGTTTTTCCAGCAGACATATCCGCGCTTATATCTCTTATTCCATATAATTCACCATTGGTATATAATTTAACAGTTTGCTTATCACAAGTTATAGTAAGTGTTACTCGTGGATACACAGACTTATCGCAAAAAGACTGCGAGGCAATTGTAGAAGGAAATGCTGATGTATTTATTTGGTGTAAGTCTGTAACAGCACCCCAATCACTATCAGGTTGAATGTATGAATATAATTTTTGCTGTGTACATAATGTATTAGGGTCTACAGGGTCAGAGTGGGAAAAAAGTTTTATACTATAGAACATATCTCCGTATTTATAACTGTCAGAACTATCTTTACTTGACATGGGAGTATATTTTAAATAAATAGAACCACCTGTTGTAATAGTGTATGTAGAATCCGCTAAACGTATCATTGCCACAGGTGTATAACCTATTTGGCTGGTATAACCTCCATTATCCTCATCATAAAGAAGATGTATAGTAAACGATACGGACCAACCATTTACGCTATTTAAAAACTCTTTACAAATGCTGTAACCGGTATAGTGTACAACGTCTCTATAATATGTGTTATATTCTGAGCCCTTTATCGAAGGAGAGAATTCCATACTTGTATAAGAATAACCTTCGTGTCGCATTGCGCGGTATTTATCATATAATCCGGAAGTATAGTTGGGTGAGTTTATTTCCAAATGTTCATAACCAGGCCAACCATCTATAGTATAACCGTTTATTAATTTAACAATATTCTTATTTGTTACCTTACTGGTTGTTATCTTACTTTCAATTGTACGACGTTGTGAATAATTCATCTTCCACGTTTCAACGTCGTGATTAGTACCCGTCCAACCGGTATCAAATGTCATATAATTGAAATAATTACCGTACACTTCGGAAGGTAATATTTTCTCATATGCACGTTGCCAACGACTTGAACATTTATTAACATACTCGTTTAACATTTCGCCTCCTTTGGCAAGAAACTGAACAGGTTTTCTGTTATACATTATTTTATGTGGCACGTTTCTTCCACAAAGAAGTTTTTGTGCTCTGTTTATTTCACTGACTTTAATAGTATCAGGCATTATTCAAATCCCCTCTCTAAACTGGCACATTGTGAATTATTCTCCTTCAGAACCTGTATCTAATGGCATAGTTCCTAAATACAACGTAATCTTACCAGAATCTAATTTCACCACATATAAAACATCCATAGACTTAGTACCTAAATCTTCATATTCCTGTTTTGTTAATACTTGTATGGAAATCTTATATTTTCCTTCAATATAATCAACCCATCCAGGTTCGACTTGCGCTGCTGGTAAGTTATTAAATGTTTCCGTAATAAGACCTTGTCGAACTTCAACAGTTCCTATAAGAGAATTCCATACATAATCAGTAGTTGTTATTCTTACAGCAAAACTAAGAGTTCCTTCTTTAACCGTAGCAGATAAAGGTACATCCCAAGCAAATCTTAAACGATGTTCATCCAAGACCTGCTTCTCTGTACACAGACTCATACCCTTCTCACCTTTAGCATTTGTCCATACTATTTTAATTTCTTTATTTTCTAAGTCTCTATCATCAAAAGTATTCCAAATATTAAAATAAAGTCTATTAGATAAATTATCAGCAGTTACCAGTATGTTATCATTAAAAGGTGGGTCAAGATTTTCCGTTATGGTTCTATCATATATAACATAATTTTCTTGTGTATCGGCTGTAACTGTAATTGACTGAGGTGTTATCGACATAATAATACTCCTCCTTTAATTAGTCTGTTAGTAGATATAATGTATCCGGGTCTATATTATCACCTAATGCATTATATTGTTGTGTAGTGAGTTCTACAAAGTTAGCAGATGTGCCACCACCGCCACCGGAAATCTGTTTAGCACCTAAATACATATTAATAGAATCATCATTCATATTAACAATATACAGAACTTCGTCGGACTTGTCTGTTAATGCAACATAATCGTCCTCATCCATAATTTGTAATGCAACTTTGTATTTTCCCTCTATGTAATCAACCCAACCAGGAGTTTCTTCTGCAGGTTCAAGCTCGTCCCAATGTTCATCTAATAAACCTTGTACACATTCTATAGTTGCCGGTAGTGTGTGCCAAGCATATTCTTCACCCGGAACATTACTAACTATACGAATAGCATAAGTAATAGTACCTGCCTTATATGTTGCCAAACCGGGTATATCCCAAGCAAAATATAATCTGTCATCAATAATCTGAACGTTAGTGGCAGTAGATTCGCCCTTACCACCGTCGGCATTCACCCATATAATATTAATCTCTTTACCGTCTTTAAGACTTCTGTCGTCAAATGTTTTCCAGATACTAAACCAAATTCTATTGGACCTATCGTCTGATGTTACAACAATATTTCTATATTGTGCGTTTTCGTTAGGACTAATGACACGGTCGTATATAACATAATCTTCTTGTATATCCTCTTGTACAACAATTGTCTGTGGTTGTATAGAACGTAAAGAAACGCCACTATCATTATCGTTACTATCATTGTCATTACCAACAGATAATAAAGTACTACCTTTAGATAACGAACGTAATACAGGCGCTGCCGTTGTACTTGACGTAGTTGTATTATTAGTGCTACTACTTTCTAAAGCATCTAATCTTGCCGTTAAATCTGCTACAGTTGCAGTTAACGCAGAAATTTGCTGTCTGTAAGAAGATGTAGCACTTGTTATCTGTGTTTGAATATACTGTTTTATCTTGGCATCATATTCAATTAGATGGTCCGATGTAATATATCCCATTCTGTATAACACTCCTTTTCTTATTAGTTTCCAAATAATGAGTTTATATCAAAGTCATCATCTGTAACTTTTTCTGATATTTTATAGTAAGGTATTGCTTTAGCACCTAAATATAATCCAATTAATGCTGCAGGAACTTCCGCTGCCTTATCTTTCAGATAAATAGCTCCGTCTTGACCAATATCACATACATAATGTACATCATCTATACAAATAACTAATTCGCCGTCATCATTCATCATTGTTGGATAATTAGCTCTTTCGTATTCGTTCGGCAAATTAGCAAAGTTAATAATAGGTGGTGTAACAAATGGATTCTTGCACATTTTAATTTCTTCAAAACATAATGGCTTAGGATATGTATTGTTCTCCCATACCCACTTACATCTACGACATAACCTACAATATGGATTATAGTAAGCACACGGAAAATCGTCACTATATGTATATGCACAATTTGGTCCAGAACTTCCACTATCATCTTCACCAGTTAGTGCTTGATACAAGGAGTCACTAATGTCTTGAGCAAATATAACTGTCTGTACTGTAAAAAATGATGTATCCGTAGTGATACCTAATGTAACCGTATGTAAACCGGATTTAGTTATATCACCCTTTGCAAGTACATAACTTATGGTTCCTCTATGTGGATTAACTACTTGCAAGGTTCCAGAACCTTTAACACTTACGTTATCCTCATTTGTAAAGGCAATACTAACACTACTTGCATCATCTAACATTAAAGGAAATGGTCCTGTAAACAGTTGAAACATAATAGCTGGGTTATTACTTGCTTTCATTTGTATGTTGGCTCTGGCACCCGTTTTAATAGGCCCACGAACATCAATAGGAATATATATGTCAAAATTATTCATAATATCTCCCCTCACAAAAAAAATAAACTCTTATAATTAAAGTATATAAAATACTACTTTAATCACAAGAGTTTGTTTGTATAATTATTATTTACTAAAATTTTCGAAAGATTATACCTGCTCTATATTGTCTAAATCTATTCCAGTTGTTTCTTTTACATGATTGATAGTGTCCTGCGGTGTGAAATCTTTTCCAAGAGGTTTTGCATTCATAACATTCATTAAAGCTATACAGTTATTATAAAACTCCTTAGTCTGCTCTTCTGTAAAACCGTTAAACTTTTCTAATGTAGCCATAGCAATACTCATAAACTGTGCCCACATATCTACCTTTACCTGTTCAAAGGTAGTTTCACGTATTTCCTCCAACCTATCATTCCACTGTTTCTCATAATCCTTCTCAATCTTATCAATCATTTGTTCTAATTGATATTGTGTGTATGTTTTACCAGTTCTTGCTTTCATTAGTCATAATCCTCCGTCCAACCAAGTCTTCTTAGTTTTATGTTTGTTGTATCTACGTGTGAATTAGCATTGAATTTATCTGTTTTACAAAAAGGTAAATCCAATAAGGAATCATTATCTATTCTTTGTTGTGTATGACAACAACAAAGTAGATTCCATATAAAGGCTAAATCATGTCTTTCGTCATCGAAATGTGCCAACCACTTTATAAAATGTCTTGTACCGGAATCAATATAACTATGTAAAGGAATGCCTTTTTCCCAATTGCGTTCCCCGTACTTTTCAAGTCCTCTTTTGTAGTGTAGAGAAACATCTAACATTGCGTGTGGCAACCTGTCGTACTCAACATAATCACACCATTCTACAGACATAAATATAAAATTACATAAGGAACGTAATAATAGTGTATGGTCACCTGTATATATGTAGCTATCCAAATTATTAAAGATTTCTACAATTAAATCAGTTTCGGACTTTTTTGATATAGCACAGAGTTCGTTACGATATGTAGCATATAATTCTCCGACAACACTTAGAGGCATCAAATCCAATCGACCTTTATCTTCTTGTATATCCCGTACAGCTCCAGTATTAAATTGTGTTACCTTGTTACCTATTCCTGCTATATTATTCATCGGTGCTATCCTCCTCGGAAGAGAACCCATCAAAATCTAAACTATTGGCTGCATCTTCGGGTATTAGTTCCTCCGGTTCATTGGTTTCTGAATGATTTATAGAAGAATTTGTAAATCTATTAATTAATTCTTCTATAGTAGTGTTACCGTCTACTTCTGGGTCAACCTCAAATTTAGCAATTATAGGAGTAACGTCACCCAATATATCCATCATCTCTCCCATAAGCATTGTAATTAAATACGATTGTAACATATCATCAGGAACATTCATTTCTTTTTGAAGTTCTATCATATCAGGCTCTTCTGTAAGACGTATGGCTAAAGATTTAATTATTGCACATATGCAGTCCAGTAAATCATCAGGTGTACCGGACATTAGTACATCACAATTATTTTCATCATTAATAAAGGCAGTTACTTCTGTTTTATGTTTAGGCTTCTTTCCCATCTTCGTCGTTCTCCATATTTTCATAATAATCATTTAATGCGTTATCCAACATATCATAAAAATCAGACGATTCCTCGTTCTCTTCGATAGTTACTTCTAATTCAGGGTTATCGTCTGCTATCTCTTTAAGATTTACTTTATCACATTCGAAAAGAATATCATTTAAAAAGGAGTCTGCTTCCTCTGTATCCTTAAATCTGATGCGAATATCGATATCATAATCAGTTACCGCTATTATAATATCTGTAGGGGCATTCGGGTCTATATACACACGGTCCGAAAATACAATTTCGGGTAAACCTTCTTCATTTCTAAATAGTATTTTTATCATAGGAAAAACATCTCCTTCTTTAAAGTTTTAGTTTAACGGCATCGTAGCATTCTTGAAGAAAGAATATAGTTGTTTAAGAAAGTATCCCAATTTTCTATTCCTAATGATAGAGCAATATCATTCTATCAATCCTCCGATAGAAATACAAAGTATGAGACTATTCTTAAACAACTACAATTCCACGTATCTATTATAACACTATTTTCGACAAAAGTCAAGTGGGTGTTCTCTAATAAAACAAGTATTTTTTCACAATTTTTAAGGGTAATACCTGTAAATTCGTTGTGATTTTGTGTATCACCTTGACAACTTTCCCTATTATTTTGTGTTGTTAGATAATCACATAAATCTTTAAGCTGTAACCGTTTATTATAATCTACATTATATTTTTGTATGTTAGTATGATTTGTACGAAGATAGTACATAAAACATACAGGGTCCGCTATGTGGAACCCTGTATTATTGTATATTTGTATCAAATCGGCTAAAATTTCGTTATACGGCTTCCCCAAAAATAGACATAAGGCACGTATCACGCAATCTTGGGTTATTCTGTTTTTAGGATTTATATTGTAATACCTAAAATAGTTTGTGTCCATTAAAGCAGTCCTTCTTTTTCAAGTCTTTGTTTAGCCACATACTTTCTCTTACTCTGATAAGTTCTATCCGCAGTTATGCCATACTCTTTCCATTTCTGATGTAATTCGTCAGGAGAACATTTAGCAAAATCTAAATAAAATTCCATAGTCTGTTCTATACTCATTCTGCGACTACCAACTTTTCTACTCTTGGGGTAGTTATGATGTTTCTTAGGCACTGTTACATCATCCTCACAGGACGACTTCTCAGAACAACTTCTTTTAGGTATGTTCACAATGGATTCTTCTTCACGAGTTGTGTTAAGAACGTTGCTAACCTGGTTATGTACAGTATTAAGAGGAGCCGCGTTTACTTCTGTTGACTCCGTAGTGATATTAGCGCTATAACGGTTGGCTCCTGTAAGCATATCACAAATACGTTCCATAACAATGGATTTCATATCCATCGACTGTAAAATAATATTCACACTATTGTTTATAGCATTTGTTATTTCTTCATACTCATAACTGGAAGATATTTGTGTTATCATAGCAGCCTGTACCTGCTTAAATATCTTAGGGGAAAGAAAGCCGGCATAACCTCTGTTATCTATTAATGTTTTAGGAATTGATGTAACGTTTTCACACAGAATAGCTCTTGTCTTACCGTCCCAGTCAAAACATACCTGAGTAGGTCGGGTAGTTCCATTATGTGTATAAACTGGAACTGCTGTAACAGTTTTGCAACTATTATTACAAGTGTCATTACTTATAATAACCCAAGGTCTACGTTTCTTTGGTGTAGTTTCTCCATGAAACAGTACACTTTCTTCTGTGGACAAATCATCTACCCAAAATATCATTCCCTGCTTAATGTTAAAACAGTCTCTCATTGATGTTACCTCCATAACTTCTAGCGTTAATTTTTTTTTATACAGTGGTTAGTGGCGATTGTGTTTTTACTGTTCCATCCTCGTTCAATAGGTACTCACACGTTAAAAGTGCAAATGTACCGCCGAAGTAATAAACAGTATATAAACCATTATACTTAGATTTCACACTTGTAATATCCTGTAAATCCTTCTCCTTTCTTATTATTTTAAGTAATCTCTCTTCGATTACAAATTCATCCGTACTTGCCACACAATCTATTAAGTGACATTTATTTTTCTGTCTTTTATATATGTACATATGTAAACCTCCTGACAATTTTGTATATTTATATTATACAACATAAATATACAAAAGTCAAGTAGGTAAATTAATATTTAAGCTACAAAGTTTTCCATGATATCTGCTCTAATGGCATTAGTACCAAGAAGTCTGTTGAACTCGTCCAGAACATCCTGTGCTGTCTCATAGGCGCCAACCTCTCCAGCAGTACCGTTAACTCCGTAAAACGAACCCATATAAGGGCGCTTACCAAATGTCTCGTAAATAACAAGTCTGTGTCCAGATGTAAATACATATGTATACTTCTCGTGGTTGGCTTCCGCATATGGGGTCTTAATATGCTCTACAACATAACTCATATCCTGTAATGTAATCTTCTTTTCCATAATCTGTACCTCCAAATAACTGACATACTTTGTTTTCCTTACAATAATATTATACAACATAAAACATAAAAAGTCAAGTATTTTTTGAAATTTTATACATATTTTTATAATTTAACAAAAAAAAAAAAAAGGGTTGTAAAAACCCTTGTTTAAATTTAGTTTACTCATTTACCTGTTCTAATGATTTGTAATAAAGATTTCTAAGATATATAATATCTTTAGGAATTAACTTACGCTGCTCTTTATCAGTTTCTTCGTATAACTTTTTAAGGAACCCGTAGAAATCATTAGCTAAGGCATTGGTAAGGGCACCTGTTCTCGTGATATAACCACATCTTAATGTAGTGTGTGCTATTCCACGCATAAACTTCCAGAATTTATAGTAATCCAGCTTAGCCTTAACCATGTATCCAGCGGAATCTTCTATTACAAATCCTTCTATCTTACGACCTTCATACTCATAATCCGGGTCACTCACTTCATTGTACCAGTTATAGAATTCATCCCAATCCGCTAATTCAACTGCCTTAGTCTTCACCTTAATGTTAAGGTCGTTTGCTATCTTTACAAGTGCTTCATATCCATACTGTGCAAACTTTATATCATTCTTTATAATAGCAAGTAAATATAATCTATTTTCAGGATATTCTATAATATGTGGGTCGTTTTTCATATCCACATTCTCAAATACAAAAGTAACATTTTCGTTTTTACAAATGTCCTTCATTTGATTACGAGTTGTCTCCGTCATTTGTGTATTTATGGCATCACGAAGCCACTCTGCAAAATCTCCTGTAGGGTCCGATTTTGACGTTATAAACAAGTCATTTGTTTCCTCGTTATATGAAACAAGACCTAAATAACCGTTCTCTTTCACATAACAAGTAACTGGAAATTGTAATGTGTATTGCAACATTTCAAATTTAGTCTCAGGTCTTTCGTTAATGTTGAAGAACTTGTTAAAACCTCTTGCTACAACCTTCATTGTATTTGTGTTAATATAAAGACCTCTTGCCAATACAGTCTGAGCATTCCATATTTCATCATAAAAGGCTTTTTCTGTGAAGTTGAACGAAGATATATTGCCAAACTGTTTTTCCTTTATATATTTATTTCCACGTAATTTCACAACCACATCTGTTACAGGTGAATCCATTATCTGTTTGGATGCTGCAACGGCTTCTGGAGCCTTAAATACATCGTTTTTAATTTCAACCGTATGGAATCCTTCATTGTCTAATTCTACGATTCTGAGATTACCTCCGAATTCAACCTTACCTTCCAGATTAAATACTCTATCACACATTTGTATATCATTATTGTGTGTATTTCTATGTCCAAATATCTGATACTGGTTAGCATTGGTAGTTTCCATCCAAGTATCCGCCACTGTTTCAGACTGTTCATAAGTACCTACACCGTTAATAAACTGGTCTGTAGCTATTGTGCCTAAGTTTTTCGGCATAGTAGCAATACCACCATGAGTAACAAGAACCTCTTTATCGTTATACGTGTACCAAGCACACTGACCAAGTTTTCTATATAACTGTCTAATATCTTTAATGTCTATATTAGAGCTCCGTAACTGTGGTTTGGTAATGAGTTCAAATTCTTTGGAGCGTCCTGTGCCACCGTGTGCATATATCCACAACCATCTTTCGTGATTACCTTCCAAAAGAAGTACATTAGGTTTCTTAGATATTTCAATAAGGAATTTTACAACCTCTACGTTTTCTATTCCTCTATCTATATAATCGCCTATAAAGATATACATATAATTATCATTAAGGC